TACAAACATGGTGACAAATTCGCCTTCGTCTGTCATGGGCAGACCGAAGTAATCGGGAAGGGATCCTGTTGTTGCCTCGTTTATTGTTACCTCTACTTCGATTTGAGGGACACTGACTGTTGTTGGATCGTCTGTTGGGAGCTTTCGCTCCCCCATAAAGAATTGCCAGTTGTCCCACACTAGGCGATTGGGTACAAAGAAGTAATGTATGTCGGCCGTCAGTGAATCCATGATCGGCTTTAATGGTGTTGCTAACCGCAAGAATGCGGTTGATTGTACGCTGAACGTATCGCCGGGCAGTATTTCCTGCGTTAAGCAGGGTACTATTCGTTTTGTAAGCATCGTGCCCTTCCACGGGTGGGACATATCGAATGTTGATCGTTCCGTGTCGGCGGTTGGTAGGTCGCTAAATTTTTCTTGTACTGTTGTTGCGACTGGTTGATTTACGATTTTATCCATTTCATGCTACCTCGATGTGTGGTTCTGAAATACCTTTCAGATGTTTTACAGTTATTAATGGTGTTGATGGGATTTTAGATTCTTTTCCTTCGAGTACTGCTACCAGGAGTACGTAGTCCTTATCGGATGGGCCTTCTCCTTCTTTAGCAGTGTCTATTATGTCAATAATCTCCTTCCAGTTAGAAACAAATGGGGCGCTTCGCTCGCCGGTTAGATGGCTTATAAATTGGAACATGAATTTTTGTTCCTTTTTTTGTTCTTCCACTGTTTTAGTAGTCATATTGTGTGAGTCCTTAATGTATTTTTTGATTTGAAGTTTAGTCGTTTTGCTTTTAGTTGCTTATCGTTAAGTATTTGTATTTTTTTTTGTAAGTTCTCCTTTATGTGGTTGAAAGTTTCAGTTCCTTTTAGCCAGTTATGGTACACGGCTGGTATAGGCATTTCTTTGCCTTCTATTATTATTTTTTCGTTTCTTCTGATGTTGTCGTGGTGTTCTCGAACCCACGCTTTCCCCAGAGGGGGTCGCTGGGATTGAAGTGAAAATGTATCGGAATCGTTAGTCTTTTTGGCCACGTATCCGGCGGTATACATTGCTGTTGCAAACGTGAATGGAGCAATGGTGCAATTTCCTGCTCGCCATATTCCGTCAAGGATTTTATTGCCGTACAGCTCGCCGTTAATATCATAAGCACCGCCGAGGAAATCCTCGTTAAATAGTATCGCGTGATAATGTGGTCTCCTGGTTTTGTCGCCATATTCGCCAACCAGGTAATACCGTATTGGTCGGGCTGACGCCCGTTTTAATCTTTTGATGAAATTTTGGCAGTCGGACCTCTGTATTGATTCTGGGCAGTGTTGGTCGTCATAAGTTAATGTGACGAAGCAGTTCCGGTCCCATGATTGGGACTCGTGTGCTATGCGTATTGCCCAGTCCCTGCGCTGGGATGCTCTGCAGCCGTCACAGCGGCCGCAGGGTATAAAGTAATCTGGTTCTGTCCTTCGGAATGTAAAATTTATGGGGTGTTCCCCGTTTTTGTTCGGTAATGTTGATCGCCAAGCTGGTCTTGAATGGTGACAGCTCATGTCGACGTCAACTCTATGTATACCGCTATTATTAGAACCAGAAATATTACATCAAATATTAATGCTCGCATTGTGCTCTCCTTTTTAGTAGTTGGTCCGTTTTACGCCGGGAGGACCAGGCCCGCTACTCGGGATATGGAGTCTCCCTGGCGTTAGAGTACGATGCCGCCTCGCTGGGCTCGTTTCGGCATGTTTAGCATGTTGGGCTTTGCAGTTTGTTTAAACCTGCGCCCTGGTTTACCTGCTCTTTTGCGTTTCATCTGTTGTGCTCCTTTTAGTCGCGGTGGGGATTATGATTAAGATCAAGTGGCTAATCATAATCTTAGGGTAGCCGGATTACTCCGGCTTGTCTATATTTTCTGCAAGCCCTTGATTGGCTTGCATTTCTTTGACCTGTTGTTCCAATTGGTCGTATTTTTCGAGACGTTCTTTGTCTCGTGCTTTTTGCTCCTTGTGTTCCTGTCGCTGGGCGGCTTCTAGTACCGCCATGGCGTTTTTACTGTCCTCAATGCTTTGAGTAAGGTCTTTTTGTAGACCTGTTACGTCCGCATACTGCGGCGTTTGTGTGGGTTCAGGGATTGTGCCGGTGCGCTGGCACCGGGCTATAACCTGGTTAATATCGCATTCGTTTCCGAATGACGTGTCTGTCATGCTTTCTTCTTCGCTTTTTATTACTGCCGATCTAACCCTTGATAGGGGTTTCCGAATTTCGGGTAAAAGCGGCTGAATAGTGGTGGCTTTGCTCATGGTATGTACCCTCGTTTATTCGCCTATGCGAATCATTTCATTTATTGAACGTCCTAGCCAGGACTGGTTAAATTCCTGATAACTTTCATCCATGAATTGGAATAAAGTTTGTATTTGCTGCTGTGTAGCCTCTTTTATTGAGTCCCATACGCCCTGCCATACTGCAGGGTCTGACATGATATCCAATAATACGCCGAAGTCTTCTCCGGCATTAGCGAGTATAGGGCCTACTTTTTCCCATACTGCAGCTTTTTGAAGTTCTATCATGTTTTTAGTTCCAGCTAGTGTAGTGTCTGCCACAAGTTTATCTATTGTGGCTTGTGATTGCTGGATGTTTTGTGCGGTGGCTACGCCGGCTATGCCAGCGTTTGCGCCTGCTACGGCTGAATATCCGTAGTCTGGGACGGTGCCCATAGCGCCACCTGGTGTTGTTGCGGGAGAGCCGATTGCAAGTATCCGGTTTAAACCGGCTGCTTCCATATCATCGGCTGCCCGTTGGTATGCTGTGTTGGACATTTCTCTTTGAAAGTCCATTTGTTCGCGAGCATTTGCTTGCGATTGCCTAGCAGATACGCCTGAACCGAGGAGTGTTCCCGCGGCGCCTATAGCTGCTGGGCCTAATATCTCTACTAACGACATTAGAAATGGTCTACCAGTCCTGGTACAGCGTAAACAGGCATTGCTCTGGTTGCTTGCATATTGTGCCATACGTCGACGATTAAGTCGGGTTCGCTGGGTACAGCTATTACCCTGTCGATCGGTGGATTTTCTCCGATAAATCCGGTGTTGAGTACTGGCAGTGCATCAAAGTCCTGTGCAAGATGCCATACGTCAAGCGATGCTGGGTCTTTGCTGCGGAATTTGCCAGTGATTCGGCCTGGTGTGTACCGGTATTCCGCGTAGCGTTCTTGATAGCCCCATACATCATCATTTACTGATGCGCCGTTATGTGAATAGAACAGTTCCTGGTTCAGTATTGCCTGTTCTCCGAGGTGTGACAATGCTGGCCAATAGTAGTCATACCTGGTTTGTCGTGACCAGAATCGGTCTAGTCCGTCTTGATAGGTTTGGTCTGCGCGGCAAGATAGCAGCGCGAATAGGAAACCGTGTTCGACAAATGAATGATTCATTTTGGCTTTTACGACACCGGTTCCTATCGCTGATAGGTTACCCTGCGGTGCGTCGACTGTTGCGACTGTTGCCGCTACTGGGTTTACCATTATTCGCTGGCTTCCGCCACCGATGTATTCTGGTCGCTGCAGTCTTGCGTCTGGTGATTGTACGTTGAAGTGAGAAAGGATTATTTCGATATACCTGGTTCCGCCTCGGGCGTCCCTTTCCAGCAATTTCTGAATCTGAAATGCTGTGCGTATATCGTTGATTGTTGCCGCTGTGGCTGTTTGTAGATCGGCTTCCAAGTTTGTAAAAGACCATATTGCGGAATCTACGCCTGTTCCATCCCAAGCATACTCCGCTTTGACGCCTTTACTATCGCCTCCGGTTGCTAGCTGAAAGCTTGATGGTGCTCCCGCTGCGCCGAATTTTACCTTGAACGGTACGTCTGTCAGACTTTCGATTACTGGTGCAGAGGTTCCCAACGGTAAGAATACCGGGTCACCTTTTTGTGGCCATGGTAACGCTTTAGTGAAATAGTCTCCGCGTTTCATACGGGTTTTGGTTACCGCGGGGCCGGTAACTAGTTGTAATCCGTCGTCCGGGCCGTCGTCTGTTGATGTTTCTACTGAGTTTTGAATATTTTGGTTTCTGTACCATTCGTTGTAAATAAGGTTATACCCCCTGAACGGGAGTGCATTTACAAACATGGTGACAAATTCGCCTTCGTCTGTCATGGGCAGACCGAAGTAATCGGGAAGGGATCCTGTTGTTGCCTCGTTTATTGTTACCTCTACTTC